GGTTTCTGAACTGCAAAAACTTCCCGAGCCACCACAAGCATTAACGCCTGATCAAGCGGAAGTATGGGCTCGGGTGATGGGTTCGAGCGCTGGCGATTTTATCCAGCCTGAAAGCTACCCGGTTTTGGTCGAATACTGCCGCGCCGTAACGATTGCGCAGCAGCTGGCGACGCAGATAAACAATTTCGATCCAGTTTGGCTTGAAGACGAAGACGGGTTGAGCCGGTATGACAAACTGACCAAGGCACAGGACAGAAACGCGCGCGGCATGACATCGCTTGCGGTAAAACTTCGGATTACCCCGTCAACACGCGTTCACCCTGAAAGCGCCGGCACTCGCGAGCGCAACACATCAAAGCGGAAACCGTGGCAGTTCGACAACGAAGACTGACGCGCGGGCAGCGCAATGCCTTATGGATTGAAACGCACTGTTTCATTCCTGAAGGCAAACACGTTGGCGAGCCGGTCAACCTGACGCCAAAACAAAAAAAATGGCTGCGGGATATTTACGACACGCCAACGCGTACCTTTATCCTTTCAATGGGGCGCAAAAACGCTAAGACGGCGTTTAGTGCCTTTTTATTGCTGTTGCATATCGCTGGACCCGAAGCCAGACCTAATTCGCAGCTATATAGTGCCGCCAAATCACGCGATCAGGCGGCGATACTTTTTGCACTTGCGGCAAAGATTGTGCGCATGTCGCCGGCCTTGTCAGAAGTTGTCGAGGTAAAGGAATCTGCGAAAAAGCTGATATGCCCGGATTTGGGTTCTGTCTATCGTGCATTGTCTGCTGATGCTGCCACCGCTTACGGTTATTCCCCTGTTTTTGTTGTTCACGACGAATTAGGCCAGGTGAGAGGGCCGCGATCTGAATTATACGAAGCGCTAGAGACTGCCAGCGCAGCGCAAGACGAACCTCTTTCAATCATTATCAGCACTCAGGCGCCAACCGATGCCGATTTGCTGTCTGTGCTGATTGATGACGCGCTGACAGGATCTGACCCTCGCGTTAAATGCGTTTTGTATACGGCGCCGGAAGACGGCGACCCGTTCTCAATAAAGACGATCAGGAAAGCGAACCCGCATCTTGATAACTTTATGAACATCGACGAAGTAAAACGCCAGGCATTTGAAGCAAGCAGAATGCCATCGCGCGAGGCGTCTTATCGCAATCTGATACTGAATCAGCGAATCGACACCGTTTCGCCGTTTGTCTCTCGCTCGATTTGGGCGGCGAATTCCGAGGAGCCTGGACCGCTTAACGGCACTGTGACCTGCGGGCTTGATTTGTCGGCGCGAACTGACTTGACCGCGTTTGTGGTGGCATGCCGTGAACAGGAAGAGACGCGCGTTTGGCCTTTTTTCTGGACACCGGAACAAGGATTGCACGAACGGGCAAAACGCGACCGCGTACCCTATGACGTGTGGGTTTCTGAAGGTTGGCTGCGAACAACACCGGGCGCAACAGTCGATTATCGCTGGATTGCGCAGGAAATAGCCGAAATCCTGGCCGATGTTGACGTTGAGGCAATCGCCTACGACCGGTGGAGAATGGACGTGTTGAAACGCGAATTCGAATATATTGGGTTAAAATTACCCTTAATTCCGTTTGGTCAAGGCTTTAAAGACATGTCGCCGGCACTTGACACGGTTGAGGCAGAACTGCTAAACGAGCGGATTAAACATGGTGGGCATCCGGTTTTAACAATGTGCGCCGCTAATGCCGTGGTCACAAAAGACCCTGCAGGCAATAGAAAACTCGACAAACACAAAGCTACTGGTCGTATCGACGGCATGGTTGCTCTGGCAATGTCGCTAGGTATCAGCGGCGAACTTGAAACCGAAAGCGTATACGAAACTCGCGGGATTCTCACAATATGAACCCATTTAAAAGCCTGCTTGGAATTTTTAACAAACCGCGCAGCGGGTTGCCTCAAGGTGACGCGCGCACGGTGCAAGTGCCTTTGATCGGCGCAGGCATGCACGTTGACCATGATCGCGCGTTGACCTATTCGGCGGTTTTCGCCGCAACTCGTTTGATTTCCGAAACCATTGCCACGCTGCCTTGGCATGTGTTGATGCGCAACCCTGACGGCACACGCGAGCGCTTGCCAACGTCGCCGGTTGAATCGGTTTTAAATCGTTCGCCTAACCCTGAAATGACGCCAATGGCGTTTCGCTCGATTCTCGTTGCGCATGCACTGACTTGGGGCAATGGTTATGCCGAAATCGTCAGGGATAACGCCGGCAGAGTTAAGGAACTTTGGCCGATTGGTCCCGACCTCGTTGAACCAAAACGCGACCCTGATACCGGCGAAAAGTTTTATCGCGTGCACCTTTTTGCCAATGGCGCTATGCCAAACGCAGCACTTAAGCATCCGATGCGACTTTCTGACGAAGCGCACCAGCGGCTGCAGGCTGAAGTTAAGGAAAAATCAGGGACACGCAACGCCGGCAAAACATGGATTCTTGAAGAAGGCATGGATTTGATGTCTATCGGTATACCGCCGGAAGACGCGCAATTCTTGGAAACGCGAAAATTTCAGATTACCGAGGTTGCGCGCTGGTTCAGGGTTCCGCCGCATAAGCTTGCCGATTTGGAACGTGCTACCTTTTCCAACATTGAAAGCCAGTCGCGCGAATTCGTTGGCGATTCCCTTATGCCTTGGATTGTCCGGCTTGAGCAGGAAGTAGACCGCAAATTGCTGGGGCGTGGGCGAGGTAGCCGGCCATATTCTAAAATTGTGGTGAATGGATTGTTACGCGGTGATTCACAGGCGCGTGCGGCGTACTATCAGACAATGGCAAACCTTGGTGTTTTCAGCGTGAACGACATTCGCGAGCTTGAAGACATCGACCCAATCGGGCCGGAAGGCGACAAGCGGCTTGTTCAACTGAATCAAACGACCCTTGAGAAAATCGGCGAAGAGCCTGAAATGCCGGAAGAGCCGGAAACCGAAACTGAAACAGAGATAGAAAACGATGGCTTACCAGATACTGAACAAGGCGAATAAAAGCGCCGAGATTCACCTATACGAAGACATCGGCGAAGGCTGGTTCGGTGGTGTTTCCGCAAAATCTTTTATGGAAGATTTGAAGGCGTTGGGCAACCTGAACCAGCTTGATGTGCGCATCAACTCGCCAGGTGGTTCGGTTTTCGACGGCGTGACAATCTACAATGTACTCAAGAGCAATAGTGCCAACGTGACGACTTATGTTGACGGTCTTGCCGCTTCAATTGCCTCAATCATCGCAATGGCCGGCGACCAAATACACATGGCCGATAATGCGCTGATGATGATCCATGATCCTTGGGGCATGTCGATGGGAACAGCCGAAGACATGCGCGCAGAAGCAAACGTTTTGGATACGGTGAAACAAACGCTGATCGACACCTATGCCAAACGCACCGGGCAGGAAAAGGCATTGATTGCCGAAATGATGGCAAATGAAACATGGATGGATGCTGAACAGGCCAAATCACTTGGCTTTGCAGACACTATAACCGAAGAGGCAAAAATGGCTGCGGCTGTTGATGTCTCTCGGTATCACTATCGCAAGGCGCCGGAAGCAATCGCAGCCGCGCCGAGCAAAAAGGCTAACCGCGACGCGCGAATTGAGCGAATGCGTGGCGCCTGCACTCGGCTTGTACCGCAAGCCGTCCGTAAACGCGCAGAACGCGCAAAATCATGTTAAATGAGGAATTCAGTAATGAACGAACCAACCGACGCAATTGAAGCGCTGCAAGAGCGGTTGCTTGATCTGAACGAAAAGGCGCAATCTATCCAGGCGCAAGCCGACGCGGACAACCGCGACCTGAGCGAAGAAGAAGAAGCGCAAATTGATGCGATTTCTGCAGAGTTTGAATCTGTGACCGCAAAGATCGACCGCCGCAACAAACTGGCTGCACAGCAAAACAAGCTGAATGAAAGCTTTGGCCGACGCACTCAGCCGGAAGGCATCGAAGAGCCTGCCGCACGCCGTCAAAGCACTCGCGTTGAAATCAACGATGGCCCGCGCGGTCAGTGGGGTTTCCGCAACTTTGGCGAGTTTGCCTCTTCTGTTCGCCAAGGTGTGCGCGGCAACGTTGACCCGCGTCTGATTGCGAACGCACCTTCAACCTATTCTACCGAAGGCGTTGGCGCTGATGGTGGCTTTGCCGTGCCGCCTGACTTCCGTCAAGCGATCATGGAAAAGGTAATGGGCGAAGATTCGCTCTTGTCGCGTACTGACGTGCTGACCACTGGCAGCAACAGCGTAACCATTCCGACCGACGAGACTACGCCTTGGCAGACCACAGGAGGGGTGCAGGCGTATTGGGAAGGCGAAGGCAACCAGATCACCCAAAGCAAACTGAGCCTGAACAGCGAGCAGATTCGCCTCAACAAGCTGACCGCACTTGTTCCTGTTACCGAAGAACTGTTGGACGATGCCCCGACCCTTGACGGTTATCTGTCTCGTAAGGTGCCTGAGAAATTCGACTTTGCTGTGAACCTTGCCTTGCTGCAGGGTAACGGCGTCGGCCGTCCGCAAGGCATTCTGGGCGCTGATTGCACTGTGTCGGTTGCGAAGGAAACCTCGCAAGTTGCTGACACCGTGGTCGCTGAAAACCTGTTGAAAATGTACAGCCGCATGTACGGGCCTTGCCGCTCTAATGCGGTGTGGCTGATTAATCAGGACATTGAACCGCAGTTGATGCAAGCCAACCTGAAGATCAAAAACGTTGCCGGTTCCGAAAACGTTGGCGGCTCGCATGTTTACATGCCGCCAGGCGGTATCAGCCAGTCACCGTATGGCACTTTGTTCGGTCGTCCGGTAATCCCGACGCAAGCCTGTGAAACCCTTGGCGATAAGGGAGACATCATCTTTGCTGATATGTCCAAATATCTGTCGGTCCTGAAAACCGGCGGCATTCGCCAGGACGTTTCCATGCACTTGTGGTTCGATTACGACATGAGCGCTTATCGCTTCATCTTCCGCGTTGGCGGCCAACCTTGGTGGAATTCTGCGATTTCCCCGCGTGACGGTTCGAACACCTTGGGTTGCTTTGTGACCCTTGACGAGCGCGCCTAACCTGTAACCTGATAAACGCCCGGCGTTAGCCGGGCTATTGGAGCAAAATCAAATGACTATGAACGCACTTCCGAGCGAAAAGGTTGCAGTTTTGGCAACCGTGGACCCTGACGTTTTGACCGCAGCCGCGCACACTAGCGACTATGTGAGCATGGCGGATTTTGAATCAATCATGGCGATTGTGATGGCTGGAACCCTTGGCAGTTCAGCAACGATGGATGCAAAGCTTGTTCAAGCCACTGACGCCAGCGGCACCGATTCCAAAGACATTACCGGCAAGGCGATTACCCAGCTGACGGAAGCCGGCACCGATTCCGACAAACAGGCGATTATCAATTGCCGTGCGGAAGAACTGGATTTGGATAACGGCTTTACCCATGTCGCGCTAACCATCACCGTGGCCACTGCATCGAGCGACGGCGGCGGCGTTATTCTTGGCCTGAATCCGCGTTATGCGCCTGCCAGCGATAGCGACTTGGCATCGGTTGACGAAATCGTTGCCTAACTTAACAGGGGCGGCGCGAGTCGCCCCATTTGATTACAGGGGCTGAACCTTGAAGATTAATTTTATTGCTGATGCGGTTGTTAATGATTACCGCGTTGGCACCAAAGAGGAAGAAAGTTATGCCGAAGGTCAGTCGGTAGAAATGCCCGAAGCTTCGGCACAACATTGGATCAATCGCGGCAAAGCGGTTGCTATCGAAAAAGCCTCGCCAGGCCGAAAGAAAGTAACCAAAAAAGTTTCCGCACAGAAAGAGGCTGAATAAATGGCTTTTATCAATGATGAGGTTTTTGATCAGGGTCTTGATTGGGCCGACACTAACGGAACGCGTATTGATATTGTTTCAACCGATCCCGGTGGCACCTATGCAACAGTGACAAGCAACACACTCGGCAATGACACGGTAAACACTGGCGCGACCGAAAACGGCGATACAGACGGGCGGAAAGTGGTAGTGCCTGCTATCACGGCTGGGTCTGTGACCGGCACCGGCACGGCAACGCATTGGGCCTTGACCAATGGCACCGATACGGTGGTTGCTTCTGGCGCTTTGTCTGCTTCTCAAGCAGTAACCAGCGGAAACACCTTTACCCTTGGCGCAATTGATATAACGGTCCGCGACCCGTCATAGGATGAACAAAAAGCAACAGGCAAGAGAATGGTTGATAGACGTGATACTGCTGGCGGTGGTGATGGTATGGGTGGCCTCTTGGGTCGCCTTAACACTGCCCTAGAGAATCGCATCGCTATGCTGTTTGTTGCTGCTGTTCTTGGTGCTGGTGGAGGGGTTGGATATATCAAGACCAATCCAGATGCCCGCAGCGATCCGTTCACAGGCACGATGGGCAAGGAACTGGCTAGACGTATTGAAAAGCTTGAGCACGATCAAATCCTTGACAACGATCATCGCAGATCTGCCGTAGATGGCTACGGCAGGATGAGGATTTTAGAGGCAAACTGTACACGCAATCAGGCAAAGATTGAGTCTTTGAAGCAACGTATTGAGTGGTTAACCAGAGGTGATAAGCAATGAAAATTTGGCAGAGTTTTTTGGTGATGTTGGCAGTGGCAATTATGCTGGGGTTTTCTTCTATAGCCTCTGCGAAAGATTCATTCGGTTGTGCGTGGTGTAACGTCGATGATCCTGTTTGCCAGGGCGACAATTGCAACGATGGCGAGGGCAACCAAGACGCTGGCAACGATACCGGAACGGATACCGGCACCGATACAGGTGGAGAGACTTCCGTTGCCAAGTCTGACGATGACGACGACAAAGAGAAGCTGATCGGCGCGGCTGTGGCGGTTGGTGTGCTGATGGCAATTATCGATGCTAGTCAGTCTGATGAAGAGAAACTGCAAGCTAGGCAGGAATTCCGACAAGGCAAGCGTGGCATGGTGGTGCCGCATCTGAACGTAACCGAACGCGGGCACTCTTATGGCCTGCAATACGAGATGAGGTTCTGATGGATAAAACGCTGATCAAAGTGATCAAAATCCTGTTGGACGAAATCGAGCAACAGGCAGACATGCAAGAGCGGCTTGGCGCGCTTGAGCAATGGCAGGAACAAATCGAAGCGGAGTGGGAGAAGGTAAATGGCACTGATTGAAAGACTCGCAGGCATTGGCCTCCCTGAAGGTGAGGGCAAACTTGCCGTAAATACGTTTCATGCTGCTATGTATGAACTGGCCGCAGGACAAGTCACTAAGGCGCAGATTGTGGCTTACTTTGAGCTTGATGCTACGGAAGAGAGCGAATTGCAGTGGATTATTGACCAGTACAACGCACAGCCCAATGCGGCGGCGAAGGAAAAGTATATTGAACTGCTGCGCGTGTGTTTCATCATGGCTGAATCACAAGTGCCTGGATATACCACGAACGGTGATATTGCAGCAAGGTTGACCGCTTAAAATGGCGACTAAGGCATGCGTCGTTGAAGGTACTTTATCAGATACCGCAACGGGAACAGTAGACTTAACCGGGCCTACTGGTTTTGGTACTGTTGACGCCGCTATTATTTACATGAACTTCGTCTATGCGGCGAATCCGCGTGCGAATGCGTTTGTCAGTGTTGGCTTTTGGGATGGTACAAATAATATAAGCTTTGGTGTTAGGTCGGAAGATGCTACTTCAGTTACCGTAACTAAGAGGGCTGCTAACTCAGATAGTCTTACTGCATTCGGACCCGATTTTGATGCGCTAGAGGTTACGGCATCAGCTAAAACCGATGGCATAACGCTGACAACTGATACAACCGTCGCAGGAGTTTCCTACAAAGTACAAGCCATACTGATTAGCGGACTGACTAATGCCAAAGCACTCAGTTATAAATTAGGGAGCGGAACAACTTACGATATAAACACAATCGGGTTTGAACCTAACTGCGGATTTATAGGAACAGTCGGCTATGCGGGTAGTGCCGATGATCAAGAAGTGGAAAACTTGTTTTCATTTGGTGCTTTTCATAACGGTACAAGCACGACGCAAGGCTGCGTAATTTTAGGTGATAAAAATGCCGAATCTGCTCAATCAATTTCGCATAGTTGGTTTGACCAGTCGCATTGTGTAGGCCAACATTATAACGATGCTGCCAGCCCGTCCTGGCGTGGCTCTGTTGGCTCTTTTGATTCTCAAGGTTTCACGCTAACTACTGACACCAATCCCGTAAGTGACTACATTTTTATTCTGGCGTTAGAAGCGCCGAACGATGATGATTTTCATATAGGGTTTGACACATTAGCCACCAGTGGAACGACAGACAGTTACAGCAGTTCACCACATGAGCCTGATTTGGTTGGATTGGTAGTTAGTCAGGCAACAGCTAACCAGACGAAGGCAGATGGCTTTGCATTCATGCTTGGTGCGGCTGATACAGATGATGAAGTATCGATATCTGCTTCGTCAGAAGATGCACAAGCGACTTCAGATACCAATAGTTCAAGAAACACATCAAACGTTGTCGATTTCTACGACCAGACGACCACGCAAAATGCGGTTGCGTCTTTATCTAGCCTGAATTCTGACGGCTTCACCCTTAGCTATTCGGACAATGCTTCAAGCGCATTTAAGGCGCTTGTTTTCACCATTGGCGATAGTTCGGCGGGTGGTGCTGACGATTTAACCGCAACAGACCTTGACGCAACAACCGAATTAGATACTCCGTCGCTCACGCAAACCCACGCGCTAACGGCTGTTAATCTTGACGCGACAACGGAACTCGATACACCGGCACTTTCTACCGGACACCAGTTAACTGCAACGGACGTCGAATCTGCTGTCGATCTCGATACCCCGGCCATTGGTCAGGCGCATAATCTTGCAGCGATAGATATTGATTCATCGACCGAGGTTGATTCGCCAGCAATCGCGCAAGCTCATAGCTTGGCAGCAACTGACGTTCAGAGTGCTTCGCAGGTTAGCGCGCCAAGCCTGACAGAAAACACCGCTGACCATAACTTGCTGCCTGATGACGTTGAATCAACGAGCGAAGTTGATTCGCCGGCAATTGGTCAAACGCATAACTTTACCGCGCAGGAAGTTTTCAGCACGTCAGAAATTGTCGCGCCTGCAATAACGCAAACACACGTAATTGCTGCAACTGACATAGAATCAAGCACAGAAATTAGCGCGCCGGCACTTGATGCGCCATTGGTGCAACCTTACGGCGCTATACGTTCAGCCGCTAGAAAATCAGGCGATAGGCCAATGCGCATAAGCCGATCAAGAGGTGTTAGAAAATGGCCGTCAAGACAATAACTGAACCTGCAAACGAGCCGATTACGCTGGCTGATGTAAAAACGCGGCTTTCTATTTCTGATGATAGAGACGACGACAATATTACCGCTTACATTGCGGCGGCGCGCGAAGAGGCAGAGCATTACTTGCGGCGCCGGATTATTTCTCAAACCGTTGAAATGGTTTTGGACGTTTTTACCTACAACATTGAACTAGAATCTGGACCGGTTCAGTCGATCACTTCTGTCAAATATGTGGACGAAAACGGCACCGAGCAGACGTTAGATTCTGCAGATTATTCGCTTGATAATTACGGGCTGGTCGATTGGTTGTTGCCGGCATACGGCGAAGATTGGCCGAACACACAAGCTGTAGCTAATGCCGTCAAAATCCGTTATGTATCAGGCTGGGGCGACGATCCTGCAGACGTGCCTGGCAAGATTAAACAGGCGATTATTATTCTTGTTGGGCATTGGCTGCGGTTCCAGAAAGAGGCAGAAAGCGGCATCGGGCCGAGCAGAATACCTAAACAGTTCTATGATTTGTTAAGCGGGTATCGGCGAGTTTTGATCTGATGGCACACGCTAAGGAACAAGTAAGGAAAGCGGCTGCGACATTACTGGATGCCGTAGTGCCTGACCTTGGTTTGATTTGGCAACACCGTGACCCGCCCGACAGAGGCGCCGGCGGCGATTATGTATTGGTGTATGTTGAATCGGAAACCGTTGAAACGCTTGGCATTGAACAAGACGCTTTGCAACGCCGCGAAATGTTGTTGTCCATTCGCGGACGCTTGCGGGATTGGGAAGGCGAACCGGACGAAGACCGCGCGGACGACTTTTGCGAAACGATTGAACAAACATTGACGTTTGCCGCAATGGCGGCGCAACTCAGCAACAAGCTGCATATTCTGCAACTTGAATCGACAGGTGTGCAAGAAGTCGAAGACGACGACGCGCGCACGTTTTTAGAAGTGGCGCTCGATTTCAGGGTTGATGTTCACACGACCCAAAGCGCGCCGCAAACTTTGACATAGGAGCAAAACACAATGGCCGCACAAGTATGGTCGAATGTTCAAGTTGCCATGCAATCAGCTTTGGCGACCGCTGTAACGATTACCGGAATCACCAAGGCATCGCCAGGCGTGGTTTCACATTCTGGCACTGATCCGAGCGACGGAGACTATGTGTTGTTACTGGTTGACGGCATGACCGAACTCAACGAGCGCGTTTTCCGAGTGGCTAACCAAGCGGCAGGCTCGTTTGAACTTGAAGGCGAAGACACGACAGACTTTGGCACTTTTTCGAGTGGCACGTTTGCCGTGATTACCTTTGGAACCAGTCTTGGCACTATTCAAGGTGTGTCGGCATCTGGTGGCGAAACTGAATTCGCGGACACGACCACTATTCACGACAAAATCAGAACACAGATTCCGACTGTTGCTTCTGCTCTGTCATTCAGTTTGCAGAACCGTTGGGAACCTGACGACGCAGGCCTTGCCGCTATGAAGACCGCGAACGATTCGAAGGCGCAACGCGCAATCAAATTCACCTTTGCGAGTGGCGCAATTTCTACGTTCTATGGTTATGTGGGTTTTGTGTTCGTGCCTACTGGTAACGCTCAGGACGTTGTTACGACGCCGGCAACAATTACCGCGTCTAACAGCGTGACCAATTACAGCAGCTGATGGGCGCACTAGCGGAAAAGATCAGGAAGGCGCGGCAATCTGCCGTGTCTTCTTGTGGGCATCGGTTCACCATTCGCAGGCCAACGCATTTGGAAGTGCTGGAACTGCAGCAAGCCGATGGCGGTTTGACCATTCGCAACGTGCTGCGGTTTGTTGTCGGTTGGGATTTGAAGGAATCGGATTTAATACCTGGCGGCGTTGGAGATCCTGCGCCGTTTGATGTCGAAGCGTTTGAAGAATGGGCGGCGGATCACCCTGACGCGTGGGCGGACATAATGAAAGGCGTTTCCAGTGCCTATCAGACGCACGCGGCGAAGCTTGAGGCCGACGCGGGAAACTAAGATGCTGGCTTGAGAGCAGTTTGCAACCGCTTCCAGGCCAGCAGCAAGCGAACTTCAAACAACCGGACGACCCGCAAATGCAGATGGTGTTGCGGGCGTGGAATCTTCTCGGCGGGCTTAACTGGTCAGGATTGGAAACGGTTGCCGAGTTGCTAGGTATTCAGGACATAGAATGGCTTGTTGACCAATTAACCATTATTCGGGATTTCAACCGTGTCTGACATAGAGATAAAAGTTGATGGGTTGGAAGACGTTAAGCGTAATTTATATCGGTTTGGCACAAAGTTTGGCGACAAAATCGTTTATAAATCGTTAAGACTTGGTGCGCGTGTAATAGTCGATGATATAAAACGACGCGTGCCAGTGCGCACTGGTGTTTTACGCAAGGGGATAATTATTAAAAGGTCAAAAATACACAGCAAGCGAAGAGGAACTAAGCGCGGCTTGTATATAACGATAAGGCGAGGTCCAAAAGCCGGCGAAAGAGACGCATATTATGGACGATTTCAAAATGACGGTTGGAACGTTCGAGGCAAATTGCGACCTTTTGGCAGAAAAGGAAAAGAGCGAAAAACGTTGCCAGGTAAGCGCGACATACTTCCAAAAAGTTTTATGCAAAAAGGTTTTAGCAGCAGTCGAACTTATGCAATACGGGTTACTATTAAAGCTGCGCGATCTGCGGCAAACATCTTAGCCAAAAAATCGGGATTTAGATAATGCCTCAAGGTGTAACGATAGACTTTGTTGCTAATGTGGCAAAGTTTTCCAACCAAGTGGACAAAATGGGGCGCGAACTCAATCGTTTTGAGTTGAGCGCTAACAGGGTTTCCAACAGGCTGAAAGGCGCGTTCAGTGGGTTAGCAGTTACTATTGGTAGTGTTTTTTCTGTTGCTGCAGTTAAAGGCGCGCTGAACTATGCGGACAGCATAGCAAATGCTGCAGAACAAACTGCATTCACAACAAAGCGACTTCAAGAACTAAAGTTTGCTGCAAAACAAAACGATATTTCTTGGAATACATTGGAAGGTGCTTTAGGACGATTCACTAAACGCTTAGGCTTGGCGCGCGCTGGCGCAGGCGCAGCGGCAAAAACTTATCAAGCTTTAGGTATCAATCTTAAGCAAACCAACGAGCAAGTATTTAATCAAGTAGTTGCAACGCTTGGTGAAATGGAAAGCGACACAAACCGCCTGGCATTAGCTACTAGGCTGTTTGGCGATGACGCGCAAAGGATGGGGGTTTTATTAAAAGGCGGAACCAATTCACTAGACGATTTTGCAACGAAGGCCGATGAACTTGGCTTGATTATTGATGATGCAATAATTCAAAACGCAAGCGAAGCGAATGATAATTTAAACGTCATGGCAAGCGTGGTGAAAACGCAAGTTGTTGTGGCCTTGAATAGCCTTGCGCCAATTATTACTTCAGTTGGGCAAGCGTTTGCCGATGCAGCGCCAAAAGTTGCCGCGTTTTTTAATTCTCTCGACAAACCTTCAAAACAATCTATTGATGGCCTCAAAGTTACGTTTGCACGCCTTGAAGAAAGATTAAAAGACGAACAAGACAAACTAAGAAGGCGTTTAGCAATTAATGAAGGCGAAGAATCTGGAAATATTCTTGATCTGTTTTTGTTGCCTTCCGAAGATGAATTAAGAGGCAGAATCTCAAATCTGCAAGAAAAGCTTGCCGAAGTCCGTGATTACATAGAAATTGAGCAAGCAAAGTTAAACGACAAGCTTTTTGAAGCAAAACTAAATGCTGAAAATGCCCCGCCGATTGACACATCCGTTTTGTTTAATGGAAGCGAAGAAAAAGTAAGCAAAGCAACGAAGGGGGTTGATGAATATCAGCGCGCATTAAAAATGCTTGCGAATGAATTAAAGCGCGCAGATCAAGAGTTGAAAGATTATGCAGATTCTTTAACAAGGACACAAAATCCGGCGCAGCAAGTGGCGGACGATTTGGCAAAAATAGAAGAGGCATTCCGTAGAGGTTGGATTTCCGCAGAAACTTATGAAGGCGCAATATTTGATGCAATGTCTTCGTTAGAAGACAAAACGAGCGAAATTCTAGACGAAACAGAAAAAACGAAAGACGTTGCAGAAGAACTTGGCCTTTCTTTTTCCAGTGCATTTGAAGATGCCATTGTTAATGGTGAGCAGTTGTCAGATGTTTTGAAAGGATTAGAGCAAGACATCTTGCGAACAATAACGCGCAGTTTAGTGACAAAACCTCTCACAGAAAGCATCACTAGCATGTTGAAACCTTCAGGCGGCGGCGATCTGTTTAGCGGCATCGGTGACTTTATCAGCGGGCTGTTTAGCTTTGACGGTGGCGGTTATACGGGGCCTGGCATGCGCGTCGGCGGTTTGGATGGCAAAGGCGGCTATCTGGCAATGGTTCACCCTGACGAAACGGTTATCGACCACAAGCGAGGCGGCATGCGGTCTTTGATGCTGCAGCAAACCAATTACATTACCGGCGGGCGCCAAGACGACATAAACCGCACAGCTGATCAGATTGCGCTAAGAACAGGCTTTGCAGCGCAACGTGCTGCGGCGAGGTATAGCTAAATGCACTTGAATACCGTATTTCCCAACAGCATCGGCGCCGGCAGTAGTCGCGGGCCTGAGTTTGTAACTGATGTTGTTGAAACAGACGCGCGCATTGAATCAAGAAACGCGGTTCTCGAATATCCGCTGCAGGTTTTCGATATTGGCACAGCAGTTAAAACGCCTGCCGAATTGGAAACGGTAGAGGAATACTTTTATGCAGCAGCTGGACGTGCGCACACGTTTGCCTTCGAAGACCCGTTAGACAATGTTAGCGGTGCGTATGGAAGCACGCCTGACGACGAAGATCAGTTGCTTTACACCGCAGCCGGAACGGTTGGCGCCGGCCTTGAAATTCAGTTAGTCAAAAATTACACCAAAGGCGGACGAACCCAACAGCGAAAAATTACCCTGCCGAAATCCGGCACGCTTGTCGTTGCCAAAAATAGTATCCCACTGACAGAAACGACCGATTACACAGTTGACTACACCACTGGCATTATTACTCTCGTTGGCGGTTTAGTCTTGAATGATGAAATAACCGCAGGCTTTGAATTTTACGTGCGCGTGCGTTTTGGAACAGACCAATTGCGCATCACGATGCAGGAACTGTTAAACGGCGAGTTTTCAATTCCGCTGGTTGAGGTAATCGAATGAAAGGCACAGGCGCAGGGCTTGTAACGGCTTTTTCTGGTTCTTCAACTACGGTTGCCGATTGCGCAAAGCTGACGCGCCGCGACGGGCTGAATGTTTATCTAACTTCGCACCAAGTGAATCTGACTGTTGACGGCAACACGTACCAGGCAGCAGGCGGATTGAAGCGCAGCGCGCACTCAAGCAAATCAGGGTTGAATACTGACAACATGCAAATGGTTGTCTTCGATTCTGATTTGATTACGGCAAGCGATATTGCCAAAGGTTTATGGACTGGCGCAGAAGTGGAATTCTTCCAAGTGGATTACACCGACACAAGCTTAGGCGCCCATAAGCTTGATTATGGGTATATTGGGGAAATCACGCAAAACCGATCAACCTTTGAGGCAGAGTTTGTTTCTCTGTTCCGTCAGTTGAACAACACCATAGGCTACAAACTCGACAGGCATTGTCGGCACACGTTGGGCGATAGCAGTTGTGGCATTGAGCTTTCACCGTCAGAGTGGCAGGCAAGCACTGCTTACGCGGTTGGTGATGCGGTATCCCCAACCACGTATGACGGGCGGCGCTATGTCTGCACTACCGCAGGCACCAGCAACGACACCGAAGGCGAGCCGACTTGGGACACAACCATAGGAAACACGACAACCGAAACTGATGGTGTTGTTTGGACGTGTTACGACGCGTATACCAAGCAAATCACGGTGACGACTGGCGCCGACAAGCAGGAATTCATTGATACCAGCCGCACCGAAGCAAATGGCTGGTTTCGATTTGGCAAAGTTACCTGGCTGACGGGAAATAATGCCGGCGCTTCGCAGGACGTTAAGAGCAGCACCAATGCCGGCGTGTTCACGCTAAAAGGGCCGATGCCGTTCGCGATTGACGTTGGCGACACGGCGACCGTAACCGTTGGCTGTAATCACTTAGCGCGATTGCCGTCTGACGAATGGGGCACCGATTACACAGGGGATTGTGCGGCAAAGTTCAATCAGGAAGATAACGGAAACGTGAAAAACTTTGGCGGCTTTCCTGATCTGCCAACAGGTGACGACGCCGTTAGGGTTGTGAAGTGAAGACCAGCGACATTGAACGCGAAGCACGCACATGGTTAGGGACGCCATACCGACACCAGGCGAGGGTTAAAGGGGTCGGCGTTGATTGTGCTGGTGTGCCTGAAATGACGTTGCTGGCTTTAGGGTTTGCGCCTGACTATGTGCCACAAAGGGATTATGCGCGCGATCCGAACTCAGGCCGAATGCGCAAGCTTTTAGATCAGTATCTAATCAGCGTGCCGAAAGCAGAAATGCAACAGGGTGATATTGGTTGGTTTGCTTGGGCGAATGAACCGCAACATCTTGGCGTTATTACTTCGCGCGGAACAGTTATTCATTCTTATGGCTCAGTTGGCAAAGTGGTTGAAGTTGGGCTTGTTGGCAGTTTGTTGCGCCGTATGCGCCGCGTTTACCGCGTGCCAGGCGTTGAGGTTGGTTAAATGGCAACATTAGCGCTTGCATCATTAGGGGCCGTTGGCGCTAATGCAATTGGCATCAGCGCGTCGATTGGTTGGACGGTTGGCGCCACTGTCGGCAACATGCTTTTTGCTGATGGTGTTGAAACAAAAGGGCCGCGCATCTCTGACCCGCTAATTGGCCAAGCGTCTGAGGGTTCAGACATTCCATTGCTTTACGGGCATTGCCGCGCAGCTGGGCAATTGGTTTGGCGTGCGCCGGTAACAGAGTATGCAAACACTCAAGAAGCAGGCAAAGGCATCGGTGGTGGTGCCTCGCACACGTCATATACATACACACTCAGTTTTGCCGTGCTGTTTGGCGCACCACGAAACGGAAACGCTTTGCTGCGCCGCTTGTGGATCAACAAAAAGCTTGCGGTCAACCGCTCAGGCGATGGCGAGGCTGCAGAGATAGACGGGTTGCGCATGGATTGGCTCGATGGCTCGCAAACCGATGCAGATCCTACTATTGAGGCTTATGTAGGAACGAACAACGCACCGGCCTTTGCTGGTTTTTGCGGCGTGGTGTTTGAAGACTTAAACATCACGGAACTGTCGAATAACTCCATGCCGCTGATTGAAGCAGAGATTTGCATCGACGGGACAAACACCGTAACCAGCACTGAATATACATTACTTGCTAATTCTTCAGATTCTATTGAATGGTGTTGGTATAGCGACTACCGGCAAATGCTGGTAATCAGCGCAGCGCAAGCAAGCGGTGGTAATAATATTTGGCTGGTTGAACCCAACACCGGCACCATTGTTGAGCGCATCAATTTGCCAAGCGGCAACCGCATGTCAACGGCTGTCGTTTCTGGATACAAGGGATTGCGAGAGGGCTTAATCCCTGCGACCGGCGATCTCCTGATTTATAACGACAAGAATTCAAACACGCTGGTTTTGGTTGACCTGCAAGATATGTCAACGCTTCAAACTTGGACAAGCGTCAGCGATGCGCAGTTTATGGCGGAATCAGATACTTACTGGTTGTGGTATGACGTAAGCGGATCAGTCGATGCGTTTTTGATTAACAAGCTAACTTATGAACGCACAAACATAACAAAACCTGCTTCTTATTCGCTTTTGAGTCATGCGATAGCAACTGATGATGCGCGTTTTTTGTGTGCGATAGCAGACGGCAGTTCGGATAATTATTTTGTTGAACTGTATTTTGATCATGCAACAGCAGCATGGGCATGGGGAACGCCAGTTGCTTTGTCAGATTCAACTTACAACGTTTATTCGCTGCCGGTGCAAGATGCTGCCGGGCTTATCTGGTGGCCGATTGAAAACCCTGGCAATGCCGCGCGCTTGATTTCTACCGATATCGAAGGAACAGAAGTTGACGATTTAGACATTTCCTCGATCGGCGGCAGCACCGGCAGTTACGGCGCATCAAGTGGCGGGCAACCGGCCTTGCATTACCATGAGCCGAGCGACGCGATTTACTTCCGGTATGACGGCAAAATAAAACGTTTCGATTGCAGTGCAAAGACCTGTGAATTTTGGTCTGATGGTCTTACTTCTTATGGGTCGATGGCTATCTATCATCACCAAACCGGGAAGGTTTGGACGGCAGGGTTTAGTCCGAGCAGCGAAACACGCGCCGCAGCGGTAAACATTCACGCCGTTGATAAAGTGACGATTGACACGGAAGACGCGATAGAAGACCTGGCAGAATTGGCAGGCATTGCAGCCGCCTCGCTTAATGTGCCATCGCTTGAAACGATTGGCGGTTTTGTCTCTTACCAGCAAGGCAGCGCACGCGAGCCTATGGAGCAATTATTGCTTGTCAGCATGGCAGAGGCAGTGCAATCCGACTACAAGCTAAAAGTTGTTGAATTAGGCGGCAGCGTTGTCGATACGGTTGACGCGAATTACATGGGCGCCAGCGATGTCGGGCAAACGGTTGAGCCTGTAACGACAAAACTGCCAGATCACATCGACCCGCCGAGAAAATTGCAACTGCGGTACATTTCCAGCGACACAGATTGCCAAGGTGCAATGGCGGTTGCTGAGTGGTATTCGGCGGGATCCGACAGGATTGAAACCATTTCGCTAAACGTGACGATGACAGACACGAAAGCGATTGAATTGGCGCATCAGATTTTGCACTCAAAGCACACTGTCAGGGAATATCGCTTCTCGTTGCCGCGCAAATATTGCCGGCTTGAGCCAACCGATCCGGTAAACATCACCGACCAGAATGGCGAAACGCAGCGTGTGCGCATTACGCAAGCCGATCAGGGCGTTAATGGTGTGCAACAGTTTGTCGCGCTGTCAGACAACACCGAAGACCTGCAAACCGATGGCATTGTCGGCGGGCATTATGTTGAAGACGCCGCCATTTTGAGTAATTCGCCGCCGCAGATTGTGTTGCTCGACACGCCTACATTGATTGACGAAGAATCAAGCCAGCCAGGTCCGAACGTGACTGCTTTTACCTATGGCAGCGGCTTTGTTGGCGCTATCTGGTACGAATCCGTTGACGGTCAAACATACAACAATTTCAATTCTAGCTTTACTGAGCCGCAGATTGGTCGCTGTTCTACGGTGCCTGTTGATGTTGATTTCGAAACCTGGGATGAAACAAACTCTCTGACGGTTGATTGGTACAACACCAAAACGCTTTCAACAATGACAGAAGCGGCGGTATTGGACGGCGGCAACGCGATTGCATGGGGCAAGCCTGGCCGTTGGGAAATCATCCAGTGCAAAACCGTTACGGCTGTTGATAGTGACACTGACACGCTTTCAAACTTGTTACGTGGCAGGCGTGGCACTGAAGGGCACATGGACGCGCACGAAGACGGTGATTGGATAGTTGTTCTATCTACTGATGCAGTGAAGCGACTTGTGCTGTCTACCGACACCATCGGCAAAACGCGATTCTTGAAAGCTGCGAAACCTGATCAATTGGTTTCCGATGCCATCGCATACGATTACACCGTTTCAGATACGGCGCTTGTGCCTTATTCGCCGGTTGACCTGGCTGGTACTGCGAGTGGTTCTGATATAGATATAACTTGGAACTGGCGCACACGGTCAGGCGGTATCTATGGCGGCACCTATGATTTGACAGACGGCGTTGCCGGCAACATGTCAGACGAAAACAGCGGCGATCTGCAGATCTTGGATACGGATTTTTCAACCGTGCTTAACACCTATTCCGTTAGCGGCGAATCTTACACCTATACCGCAGCCAACATTGCCAGCGATCACGGTGGCAGCGCGCCAGATGTCGTTATTTTCCGAATTCGTCAAGACTCTGCTGTTTCTGGTGTGACGGGAAATTGGTCGCCGGTTAGCGGATATGCTGACGATTCAGATAAATTCACCGTTGACGTAATCAAGTCTTCGCCGGATTCATGGCACCGTCTTGGCGAATCAAGCGGCACAACGGCAACCGATTACATTGGCTCAGATGATGGCACGTATGCAGGCGGCTATACGTTGAGCGCGGCAAATTCATATCTGACCGATAACGCTGTAACACTCAACGGATCAAGCGGCAGAATCACAGGCTTAACTGGCTACTACACCAACACCGCAACGGTCAGCATCGAATTCCTGTTTAAACACAATATGACGTCGATGGGGTGTTTCTATTCCGAATCGAACAGCACAACCAGCGCATTCCAGATTCGAATTGATACCGGATCAAGCGGCGACGAATTGCGCGTGTTCATTCGTGACCAGGGTTACACAACCGAAACCATTACCCACCAAAATACCGGCGTTAACGATGACGCCTGGCATTATGCGGTGTTTGTTCAGGAATCAAACACCAGCCGAAAACTTTATGTTGATGGTGTTGTGAGTAGTACGACAGGAACGACAGCGTTAAACACGCTTGGTACGCTGGCAAATATCACCGTTGGCGCATTTAACGCTTCTGGCACTTACAGCGATTATTTTAATGGAGAAATTGACGAATTAATCCGCCATAACAGGGCATTAAGCGCGCAGGAAATCTCCGATAGATGGGCGGCTTTAACAACATAAAAAACCCCGCGAGCATCACCAACGCGGGGCCGGGTGCCTGACCAACGCTTTGAAATCAGGAACCCGTTTTCAGTTTAACGGATTAGGCGGCAAATTTGTCGGTTAATCCCTAGTTAGCTGTCAGAAAGGGAATCGAGCCAATCCCACAAACTGCGCCCCGATGATTCAATTTCTGCGGCGTGTTCAAGCAGCCATTTCCCTTCGTTCGCGCCGATCTTTTGTGCTCGCCTAAACCCGTTACCACGAAATTGGTTGCCGTCGCCGCCTACAACCATGTACCTATTACCGCCTGCTTTCGGGAGCATTGAGTCGAAAAACCCAATGCTCCATTGGTCTTGCGGATCACCGTCGCTGTACTTCGTAGCAAGCACATAGTCGCCAGCTAACAATTCATTCAACATCGCTCGTTCCTCGCTGCGACCGCCTACGGCGGCGCGTTAATAGTTGGCGTTAGGCGCCTCGCAACCATGAAAGCACACCTTCCAAGTCCTCAATCACAGCGCCGATTGTTTCGCCTACTTCCTCGCTATGTTCGTCATCCGGGATATTTCGCAGGGCAAATAGCGCATCCGCTACCCAAGCAACATAGTCAGGTTCCGCTTCGGTATCCTTCAGTCGCCGCATTGTCCCATGGTCGCGCAGCGCATTCAGGTAGGCATCAACCGGAATGGCGAGTTCGTTAAAACACTGGGCGCATTCGCTGCGGGGCGTTAGGTGTATGAAATACCCATGCGCTCAATCTTCAAAATTTCCGATTCTGGCAGGAATTTATGAATGTCTTGGAACTCCCCGCAGTAGTAAAAAACCCCGTTTTCACAATCGCAGTAGATTTCGCGATTGGTCTCCGGCTCGTGGGCTACAAAAGTTCCGCCGCCTGAATTGGTCGTCTTCACTGTTACTCGGTAGCAAGTAGTTGATTCCATCGCTAACACCTAACAATAAATTCCAGCAGACGCGGCGACCGCTGGCGGTTTGATTTGGTAGCAGTCCGCGCGCTGCTTAATAAAGGCGTTATGGGTATTACCAACCGTCCTTGCCGTGCAATTCATCAAGTTCGCGCTCTTGTTCTTCATTGATACCAATTTCTGCCTCCTCTCTGTCAGCATCCTCGGCCTTCAACGCATCAGCCCACTCCTCACTTTCCGGTTTCGCTATTGCCACGCAAATCGGGTCATATTCGTGACGTTTACGCTGTTGCCAGTTCAGTTTGTTTAAGGCGTTTGCTTCTCGCAATGCCGCCAGTTCATCCGGCATGTCGTGAATGTCATCAACGCCGGTTACGTGTACTACCCATGCTTCATCTGTCATATCAATCTCCGAAAAAAACCCATAACAAGGTTTTCAAGCGGAACAGTCGCTATCGCCCCCGCCCCTTAAAACTGCGTTATGTTGCATCACGCCAAAAATAGTTTGCCTTATTGATCCCGTAGGCCATCGCAACGCCAAGCCACGCGACTGCAAGACCTGCATAAATCAACGGCATCCACGGCAATCGCCACGCAATCACAAACCAAGGCGCTATCCCGGTCTGTTTGTTTTCCGGCCACCTTAGCCACATAACAAGGCGGCCAATCGGATTCGCTTCACTCACGCGCTTACCTCCATCGTTATGCCACCCGTTAGGCGGCAAAGTTGTCTGTTAATCCCTAGTTAACGGCTCCTTCGGCTCAGAAGGATTGCGTATGCCTTTCTCGACCGCGCTTGCTAAGGTTTCAGGGTTAAACAACATCGTGCTACCTCCGTAGCCCATATCAAGCTTTTGGGCCTGATTGGTTAATTCGTCAAGCGGGTTATCACAAGGCACCTCTCCAAAATAAGGTTGCGCCTTGATCTGCTCATGCGCGTATTGCTGGCGCGTCATCACGCCAATCGTATTGCTCAGGAGTACCCATACCCATTTATCGTCTGTAGCCGTGGCATAGACTTCCGAGTCATCAATGATGTTGATGTAAGTCATTTTTTAATTTCTTTAATGTCCTTTCCGTTTTGGTCTTTCTTCATATCGTTGCGCCGAATTGTGACGTTCGGTGGCGCTTCAATAGTGACCTTGTTGCCAAATTCGCTGAAGCGCAGTTCGATTTCATGCCCGATAAAAATGCGCATACCTGGCCTATAGTTAAGAATCAGCGCCATTTTCTGCACCTCCTGCCGCTTGGTTGAGCCGTTCGATTTGCTCGCTTGTAAACTGACCTTTTGCTGATGCGCGCTGGATGATTTCAGGCACCGTATGTTTCCCGTCTTGAACCAGTTTCACCCAAGCGGCTAAATTCTTTTCGAACTCGTCAGCCGGGTAACTTTCTACAGTTACGGTCAACATTTCGACTTTGTAAAGGTCACGCTTTCCTCTTCTGGCTGTCAGCGGTATTTGAAATGCCTGCGGAATGTCGGACAGTTCGGCAATCCTGATGCCGCCGACCGCTTGCCCGCCATAAGTAACGTTTGGATCGTGTACGAGCTTCATGCTTTTGCCTGGCCAAGTTTCCGCTTTGTCTCCCCAGCCATGAATCAGGATGCGCCGCATAGACAAGCAAGGGCGATATGGGCGATGCCCATCAATCACAATCTCGACAGGCTGTTGCTCTGACGGGCCGCGTTTGACTTCGCGCACGGTTGCAATGATCGGGCCGGCAATCAAATCATCCGCGTTTAACTGGTCGCTTTTCGGTTCAATTGTTTTGCGCAGATCAATCACAATTGCACCTCGCCTTTATATTCGGCATTGAGCAATTGCCAAGCGGTAATCGCTTCTGATGCAATGTTCTGAAGGTTTTTCTGAAGGTTGTTCGGCGGCGCAAATTTGCGCGCTTCTTCCACCAGCGACGCAACTTCATCAACACCGCGCAAGGCCGAATCAGAAAGCCGTTTAACGGTGTCTTCGTCTCGCTTGAACTTATGAATAATCATCGGGGCATGTTTTACCCAAGGGCAAAAACTTACAAAATCCCAAGTGTCCCGCTCGCAAACCCACATGTTGCCCTGTATCTGCGCCCCATGTTCTGCCGCAACAATGTCGCGATCCAAATAGCGCAAGTGGTTTTTAGGCATTGGGCTTTTGATTTCCAGACCGCCTTTTTCGGTCAAACCGTCCGGGCTGCACCCGATGTTGTCGTTGTCCGCCAGGACAAAACCGCAATGTTTTACTTTCTCAAGCGTTACCATTTCATAAGCGTCAACCGCGAAGGTTTCCAGCTCGATGCCGCGTTGCATGTGAACATTGCTGAAATGGTCTTTTTCAAAACCTGGCGCCAAGATTTCCGCCGCAACTTCCAGCAAATAACTGGCTCGCGTTTTTCCTTTGCCACCTGTCAGCAAATCTTTTGCGCGTGACATTGACAATTTTCCGCGCCGGATTTCAAACCATTCAGGCGAACGTTGTTCAAAGTGTGTAAGTATTCTCATACGATAAAATTCCCTGCTCGCCTTTCTCCGGCGGCGTCTGCTGTCTTGCGCCACGACCACCCAGCACCAACGCCAAACAAGCCGTTGTTTCTTCTTATGGCTTTTAGCAGCATCTTTTGCAGTTCCTGTTCGGTGCCAGTAAATGCACCGTGCAAAATGTGTCCGCCTTGTGGGTCGCACATTTCATATTCAAATGCGCCGGCGGTTTTGCTGTTGTGGTAGTTGGCGAAATAGCCTCGCTGTTGTTTCTCTAAGCGCTTATCGCCGTAAATACTTTTAGTCTTCATAATTCGTTTTCCTTACGATTCCAGATTGAAAAGCGCGAAGGTCGCGGCGGTGATTCAAATATTTTTCAATCAACCATCCAAACAAGGCGGCAGGAAAAAACGCTGCCAGGATAATGCAAAGGGTTAAAAGCCATTCCATAATCATTCCGCCTGCCTCTTCAAAAATGCTGGAATTTCCGCCTCTTTGAATTGCGGACAGTCGCCAGCGCGTTGTTTCTCTTGCGCCATAACCTCGCCAATAAGTGACGCAAATTTGATGCTTTCAAGCGCTTGTTCAAGCTGTTTGCAGGCGTCTCCTGCTACACGATGCGCTTGGTATCCGCGCCCGCAATCTAATGCCGCCTGAGCCAGCAAAATGCTGTCTCGCGCTTTCTGCAATTCGTCTGCAGCATGGGTTAATCGGTTGCGCGCTTCTGATTGGTTGTTCATTTCTTAACCTTTAAATTTGATTTTTTAAAAATGCCGTGCCTGCCTTGCCTCGCCGGGCCTTGCTGTGCCGTGCCTTGCCTAGGCCTTGCCTTGCCGTGCCTCGCCTGCCACGCCCAGCCTAGCCGAGACACCTATTTGGCAAGCTTGGCAATTTCTTCGTCGATAACTTCGATTAATTGCGCCAATTCGGACAAAATTGCATAACGTTTTCGAAATGCAATTGCATCTTTGACCGCGCGGCTTAACAGATCAGCACGGCCGGCTGGATCTGCCAGTATTTCTTCGGTTGAAGACCAAACGCGCTGTTGGCGTTGCTGTTCAATAGAACCCGATTTATCGAGTTTGTCTGGCACCACGTCAACGCTCACCGTTTCATATGCCCGATAAGCTGCTTTAATTTCTGGGCGCACAACTTCTATGCGCCTTGCCATTCGTTGCAATTGGTCGATGCGGTATTTTTGCCCGCAGGTTTTATCGTCCCATTCTAAATCGTTGTGAACCGGACAGCCTTTCAATCGAGCGGCTTTTTCCGCTGCTTTCCAGTTGATTGCGCCGTCGTTTTCTTGCCGGTTGTTTTCAAAAAAACGATGCGCAGCGCCAGGTGAGCACTTAAACCGCGCACCTTGTTTCCATTTCACTTTCTTCATGCTGCTTCATCCTGATTTTCGTTTGTGATATCGCGAATAGGCTCGCTAACGTCAAATTCAAAACGTCCATATTCGCCACCTTTTTCTGGCCTCCATTCTCCGACGCCTACACTAAAACCGGCACGGTTTACCAGGTTTACAACGTCCTGTTCATTGAGCAAATCAGAATCAATCTGGATTTTTACCTCTACTTTCCAATGCTCAAACTCTGGACGATAACGAATATCCGTTGAACCAGCGCCAACGCGCACAATGTCTTCACGTATTTCCGGCGTATCTGCTACCAATGGCGCAAGCAATCCTGATTCGTAACAACTTGCGGGCAGAAAAAGCGATTTTCTGACAACTGTTTTTTCGATACCTAAATCTTTATGGGCGGCAGATATCAACGCGCATTTAAATGCCAACATTGGAAAAGCTGGTTCGCCGTTTGCCAACCGATACATTGCATTCGTTGCTTCTTCGTCTGGGTTTCTTGCTACCTTTGGCTGCTTTTTTCTCTCTGCTGCTGTCATTCGCAATTGGCGGCGCCCTTTTTCGCTCCATGCATGCTGAATTAAAGGTGACGTGCCAGAAATCCAAAAAGAAATGGTTTTAGGCATGATGGGCTTGAGTTGAATAGGCATAATGCTTTCCTCTTAGTGTGTATTGCCTTGCAATGAGTGACGGCCAAGGCGTGCCGTTTAAAAAATTAAGCTTGTGGATCGAAACAACCACGATTTGACCAACGAATGACGTTGGCGTTGTCGCGGTCGATTTTGTCTGATGCTGATTGCGCGTCGTGTTCATAATCGCGCGGTTGGAAGGATGCGATTTCCTTGTCAATCTCAGGCCGCAAAAAATCGTCAATGCAGGCCAGGACTGCGCGGCCAAGGTTTGCCTTGTCGGTTTCGCTTCCCGTATAAGCACTGACAACAGACGCCAGCACCATATTGAAGGCGTCGCTTTCGTAGATTGATTCGGCTTTGCCTTGCTCGCTCAGATCGGCAAACAAATCGGCTGCAATGGTGTCGCTGGTGAGTTGGTCAGTCATTGCTGCTTTCCTTTCGTTGGTTTGTGTTGCTTCGGTAGTGAGAAGAATACACCACTAGGCGAGTAAAACAACAATGCGTTTTCTATCGTGCTGTCAGGTTCAATAGCTTTTATTGCTGATTTTGTACCTTGAGCATGTGAGCTTTACTCACTAACATTCGTGACATGAATACACTACAAAAAGCAATCGAATGGGCCGGCGGCGTTAATGCGCTGGGCCGAGTTTTGGAAATTGATCATTCCAACGTGTGCCATTGGAAGCGCACCGGAAAAGTGCCAGCAAAACACGCTGTTACTATCGAGCAAATGACAAAAGGCCGGATAAAGGCCGTCGATTTGCTTGCAGATTTTCGTCAGCAATCCTCCCACTAAGGTAAAAATAATGACGAACCGCTTTGCCATGATTCCGCTTTCTGCGGCCAACGATTCGCGCCTATCAAAAAACGACTACCGGGTTTTAATCGCAATTTGTTGCGCAGCTGGGAAGAAAAAAACCTGCCATCCAAAACGGCAGACATTGGCCTATCAGACAGGGTTGCCATTATGCAAAATCTCGACAATCACAAAAAGACTTGTTGATTTTGGATGGCTTGAAAAGAGTGGAAACGGCGGCAGAAATTCGCCAGCGATTTACACAATAAAGACACCAGAAACCCGTACTGAAACAGTAACGGTTACCGAAACAGTAACGGTTACCGATTCGGTAACTAAAACCCGTACCGAAACAGTACGGGGCAAAGAAAAGAAAAGGGAAAAGACAGTAAACATTAGTAGTGCCAAACAACAAAAAAACGGAATTTCGCTCAAAGACCTGCCAGCAGGAATTTCGGAAGACGCCGCACGCGAATTCATCCAGCACCGGAAAAACAAAAAAGCGCCACTCACGCAAAACGCATTCAACCGGGCAATGCGCCAGGCGATAAAGGCAAGCCACCTGATCGGCATTTCGCCAGATCGTGCAATTCACGAAACCATCGACGCCGGTTGGCAAGGCATTAAGGCCGACTGGCTGCAAAACCGCCTCAAGGGAAACACGAATGGAAAAAATCAATCCGCAAGCAGCGCTGCAATCGACAATATCGCAAACCTCAACAATCCAGAATTCTGGAAAGCCGGTGCCGAACATGGAGCGGGTGCAATTGATTTTTGCCAAACTGAGCGCGAACTACGGCCCGGCTTGGCAATCCAGGCTGCAGGATTTACGGAATGCGAAGCTGATAGCGTCAGAATGGGCCGACAAAACAAACACACTCACTGATAACGAGATTAAACGGGGCCTAGACGCTCTGAGCGGCGATTTCCCGCCGTCTTTGCCAAAGTTTATAGAATCATGCCGCCAAGGATGGGAACAGCGCACAGAGGCTTACAAGCCGTTTCAGCGGCAGTTACCAAAACCACGCGCAAAGAAGAAAGTCGCGCAAGCAAATCTGCAGGAAATGCGGGAAGCACTGGAAAAGACCAAACCGGCACCAAAAACGCCGCGAGCAACAAGCCAGGTAATTCACGGACACATACAAGACGCGAAAGCGATCAAATGCGCAAACTGTAACGCGCCAAATTTGAATGTTTGGGTAACTTGTTACCGATGTAGTCAAAAGCTGGAAAAAGAGAATGCACAACCTTTGCCGGCTGACGAAACTGGAACAACAGAAGATCGAGCAACATAAGAAGGATTTATACAAGCAATGGCGAGAAAAAAAGTTAATCGCAGCGGTTCAATGGTTGAACAGCCACGGCAATGTCGCACGTGCGTTGCAATCGCTGACTCGAAAATATGGCCCAACTTTTGCAAAGGATGCGCGGAACGCTTGGAAGAGCGGGCGGCAATAATGGAATATGAGGCCGGCATAGAGCGCAAAGTTGCAGAATGGTCAGTTGGGTTGATATGAAACGCGCCGCACGTATAGACGATAATCAGCCGGAAATTGTAGAGGCATTGCGTCAAATAGGATGCAGTGTTCAACCTTTGCATGGGGTTGGTTCTGGTGTGCCTGATCTGCTGGTTGGTGTTGCTGGCGTTAATATCCTGTTGGAAGTGAAAGACGGCAATAAGGCACCATCACAGCAGAAGCTAACCAAGCAACAGGAAACATGGCATGCTTTATGGTCAGGCCAAACAGCTATTGTGCGCAGCGCGGAAGAGGCGATCGCTTCTGTGCAAAGCTTTTATCTATAGACGCGTGTTTATATCACTGATAGATTTACAGCTATTGGTTTATAGCTTGTGTGTATTCCATACCCCAGAGGATTAGCCCGGCCTGAGTGTCGGGCATTTTTTTATGGCGCGTAAAGCAACTTACGGCAGCGCATGGCGCAAAGCACGCGCCGCTTACTTGGCACAGCACCCGTTGTGTGTTGAGTGTTTAAAGTTAGGCAAATGGACACCGGCAACAGTCGTTGACCACATCAAGCCTCACAGGAAAGACCCTGATTTATTCTGGAATAGTGACAATTGGCAATCACTATGCAAACACTGCCACGATAGCCATAAACAGCGGGCCGAAAAATCTGGTGCTATCATTGGATGCGATGCAGAAGGCGTGCCAATTGATCCAGATCACCACTGGCAATAGGGAGGGGCGGTTGCAATCTCTAGAGC